GGTGGCGTCTGCCGGGACCGAAATGGTCGAGGCAATCGGGAACGCCGTGCCGCCCAAAGCCGCCGCGCTGTACTTGTTGATGGTGATGTCCGCCGCGTTGGTGCCGTCCACGTTCGCCACCATGATGGTGTTGATCTTGAACACCTTGCCGCTAGAAGCGGCGTTGCTCACGATGCTTGTGGCGCTCGTGGTAGACAGCGAGACACTTGCGTTGTTGCCATAGATTGCGGCAACGTTGACGATGTTTGGGTTTGCCATGTTTGCTCCTTACAGGCCGAAGATCATTGCGAATGCGATGCTCTGGCCCTTGGAAACGCCAGAAGCCGGGAGGGCTTGGAAGGTCGGAAGCGCCCCCGCGCCGTTGGATGTCAGCACCTGACCAGAAGTGCCTGGACCTGCTGACGCTTGGAAGTTGCCCGTTGCAGTGGTTCCTGAAAACACCACGCTGTACGCAGTAGTAGTCGTCAAGCCCGTGCCGCCCTGATCCACTGGGACGGTACCGGTGGAAACCAAGTTCTTGCTGCCATTCGTGAAGACGGGCTTACTGGCCGTCAGCGACGAATCAATGATGTCATTGGCAGTCAGCGTCGTACCGTCAAAGGTCAGGTTTGCCGATCCCGCCAAAGCCCCGCTGCTGTTGAACTGGACTTGGGTGTTTGAGCCACCCGCAGATGCACCGACCTGAACAAAGTCGCTGCCGTTCCATGCAACCAGGGCGCGCTGCCCGGAGGGGATGGTCACGCCCGTCGTCGGGCCTGCCCCCACAATCTTGACGGACTGCGAAGTCGAAGTGCCATTGATGACGATGTAAGGCTTACTGGCCGCAGGTGCAGTGATCGTCAAAAGCGAAGCGGGGTTACCCGTGCAGTTGACGATCATGTACTGAGACGAACCAGTCGATCCCGTCCCCGCCTGAGACAGTGACGATGCCGTGGTTTTGCTCAGGGTGACCGCAGTCTGGCTTCCGCTGATGGTCTGAGTACCGGCCACAGACGCATCAAGATACTGGGTGATGTAGTCGTTGACCGTGTCGCCCCAGGTACCAGACAGTTCACCTGTGACCGGCAGGGCCAGACCCAAAAGGGAGGTGTATGAGGTGGGCATCTAAGGCTCCTACGTCGTCGGAATGGTCGTCCAACCGGACGATTGCACGTTGTTGATATTCTGCCAATTGGCAGTCTGAATGTCATCCACAGGTTCCCAGAACCTGCGACCCGTAATTGAGTCTGTTGCCGTTGCAGTTTCTTGAATAGCAGCAAAGAACCGTGCTTCGGCAGAAACTGCATCTGCACCCGTCGCAGTTTCAGTAACCGCGCTTTGGATTTCGTGGTTGGTGCTGACCTGATCCGTGCCGGTAGCAGTCTCAGCCACCGCACCTTGGATTTCTTGGCTTGCGCTAACGCTATCCGCACCAGAAGCCGTCTCGGCTACATCGCTGTAGAAAGCAAATGCTGCCTCTGTTGCGTCTGCCCCGGACGCCGTCTCGCTGACATCTGCGTTGGGGTTAAACAGGGCGAGAACCTGATCCAGACCGGAGGCAGTTTCTGAAACCTCTCGGTTGTACTCGGCCTGAGCCGCTACGCTGTCTGCGCCAGAAGCGGTTTCTTCAACGGATCGGGCGTATTCTGCACCGGCATCAACTTGATCTGCCCCGGATGCTGTTTCAGCAACGGACGAACCGTGCGCTTGGAGTGCAGAGATTTGATCTGTGGCCTCCGCTCCATCGAGAATAACGGGGCCAAACTCTCCAATTGCGGAAACGGAGTCAGCACCTGTCGCTGCCTCAGCGACATCGCGGTCATATACCGATTCACCCCAACCGGCCTGACCCCAGGTGCCTGAACCCCATCCGCCTTCTGGCACAACTCATCCTTACGCCGAGAGGCTGAAGGTGTATGTCACATTCAGAATGTCGCCAGAAACCACCGAACGATCACCGGGGGCTTGGAAGTCAGCCGCCGAGAACAACGTGCCCGTCGATCCACCCTTGGTGTTGTTAGAGGTCAGGAACGCCCCACCCACTGTCGTCGTGCCGTTGATGGTAAACACAGCCTTGCTTGCGGTGTTGGTCACCACAGAAGGATTGGCGTTCGTCGCAGCAGCAAGCGTGGCGGTCGGGCGGTTGGCTTCGCTGTAGGCGGTCACTTCCGTCCAACCACCGTGCAAAGCCATCGTGTCACCCGCAGCGGGGCTGTTGGTAGAGCCCGAACCATACAGACCCAGATACCAAGTGGTGATCTGAGCAGTCGAGGTCAGGGCAGAGCCTGCCATGTACTGAAGGCCGACGTTGACCACGAGGTTTGGAGTCTCAGCAACCCACTTGAGGTTGCCATCCTTGTCGTAGCACTCAACGGTGTACTTGCCCGTGGCCTTCGCGCCTTCGGACGATCCGGTGTTGGCAATCAGCCCACCGCCAACGATGTCAGTGGCCTTGGCCTTTTCGATGCTCATTTGATGCTCCTTAATTGGAAGACCGGATCAGCGCACTGTTGGCGTCGTTGACCGGCATAACGATGGTGAAGGTGGCCGTCGAGGTCTTGTCTGACCCGAAGTCCAACACGGCGATGGAACGGTTGGCTTTACTGGAGTTGTAGATCAGGGCACACCGTGCTGTAAACACGCCGGGGTTCCACTCCACATTGTCGAAGTCCACGAAGGCCGTGTACCCAGAACTGCTGATGGTCGTGCCTGTCAGCGTCTTGCCGCCCGCCGAATACCCAGTCCCAGTGATCTCTGCCGTCGTGGTGTAAACGGTCGTGTCTTCGTTGAGGTCTGCGTTGCCGGTGTACAAAGCAATCTTCAGGACATCCGTCGTCAGATCGTGGATGCCCTGGTACAACTCCTTCTTGAAGGAGGTGGTCTGCGTTTGAACGATTGGCATCAGCCCACCTTCACCCTAACCTGCCCGTTCCTGTAAGCGTCTTGACGGTTCTTGCCATCGCCCAGTTGCTTCAACAGGATCAGAGACTGAGCAAACTGCTGCTCGTACATGGCAACAACGTCCTGCTCTTCCTTCATGTACCGGGCGGCTTCGACCATCACGCCGTTGAACAGCACAGAGTCAAAGTTGTCGCCAAGCCAAGAGGTGTTTGCGGTAACAATCGAGACCGGGTAGTAGAAGTAGTGCAACTCTACCGACAGACTGGCGCTCGGGGTCGGACCAACAATGAACGTCAGTTCATTTGGATCATCTGACCGGGGACCGAAGATGGCGTAGTACCGAGGAGTGCCGGTGCTTGTGGGGGTCGGGTATGCCTGACGGATGAAGTTCACATCCTTATCAAGCAAATACTCATAGGAACCGTCCGCAAGGATTACCGCCAGGGAGAACACTGACAGGAAATCCGAGGGGCACTGAAGGTACTTGTTGTTGGCCGTGAGCGTGCCGGTGACGTTCTTACGAAGTGACGGCAGTTGGACGGTGTTGTAGATTTTTTGTTCGGCCAACTCCGTCATGGTGGCGAAGTCGGTCGCGGAGAACGTATTCTCCGTGTAATCCTCAACCGCAGTCTTCAACTCCGTGTAGTTCATAAGAACCTCAAGCCATCGGGCCGCGAGCCATCGTTCCCTTGGTGGCGCAACCAGTGCCGCGAATCTTGATGCCCGAGGTCTTGGGCTCAGGGTTGTACCCATCGCGGGTGATGTTGCCAACAGACATGTTTACACGGTTGGCAGCAGTAGGCTCTTTCTGAGTCCCATTGCCCAGAGCAACCTTGCCGCCCTTCATCGTGTGGGGCTCGGCATAGACGGAGGCATCTCCGACTTCCTTGCCGCCCATCTTTTTGCTGAACTTAGCCATTTCAGCCACCCTTCTTGTAGGTGAACGAAGACTTCTTCTGGTTGGCAACCTTTGCCAGACCGCGACCGAGTTCGCGCATCTGCTGATTGGTCTTGCCACCCTTGGCGAGTTTCGTCAGGGGCTTACCAGGGTGCATGGCCTTCTCATGCTTGTGAACGGCTTTCTTTGCGTCCATGTTCGACTCCTTACGTCGTTTGGATGGTTACTGTACCAACAGATGTGGTTGCCACCAAGTAATTTGGTGTCAGTCCCGCATCATTTGCTCTTGCTCCGCCAACAGGGTTCCACCCCCATTGAATATCCCGTGAGCCACCAGTCGGAAACCCCTGCTCCGGGTTTGCGATGTTGATCTCCAAACTGTTCGTTCCGGCAGTCTTGTACGTCGAGTCTCTGCGGGGATTACGAACTGCCTGTGGGTCGTCCACCGGGTACATGCCCAGTTGCAACTGCGGATGGTCGGGAGACCAGCACTCTGAACAAACTAGAAGGTTGTACCGCTTGGTTTTAACAACTTCTTCTTTGAGTTGCTTCAGTTTAAACTGTTGGCCGCATATATCGCACATGGCGATGCTGCGCTTGCCGGAGGCAAACCGATTTCCCATTTAGGTGGTGGCTCCGCCGATGAATTGCTGACGCGGCACAAACCGGATTGCAGCCTTCTCCCGATCCTCATCTGCCGCCAACTGCCATGCTTCCTCGTACTGAGACTTCAGGATGGGCAGGCGGTCATAGGCATCAGGAATCTTCATGCCCATGTAGTAGGACAAGCCTGCCACCATGCAGGGGATAAAGCGGAAAGGAACATCTGCTACGTCCACGCCCTGACCGGCATCCTGCGTCCGGCGCAGTCTCCAGTACACCAGGGTGTAGGTGGTCGAGTTGTCCGGCACCGGCCAGACCGTCACGCAAGGAACCTGCGCCCAGTACACCGTAGTGCCCGAGGTATGACTGGCAGGTGTTGTGCCTTGCTGACCACGGAAGCAGTTGTACAGCGTGTTGCCCGTGATGTACCCGTAGACGATGATCTCGTCGTCAATCTTGATGAAACCCTGAGCCGGTAACCCTGCCGCCGTTGAGAGCGTGATGGTTGTGGCCGTAGAGTTGATCGTTGTAGACAGCGTTGCCCCAATTGGGGAGATCATCCCATTGTTGCGCTGCACCAGAATCTGGATCGGGCGCGAGGTGGTCAACTTGTTCGGGATCGTCGCGTACGTAGAAATACTGATCCGCGTGATGTTTAAATCAGCCTGATTGCTGCTGCTGTTGGCCTGCGTGCGAATCTGATGCTCAAGCAGGTCCACCGTGTCGTTGGGCAGCGCATAGGTCATCTGGTTGTAGGTCAGGGTGATCGTCCCCTGCTCCATCGTCCACATGTTGATGCCACGGTTAGCCCAGTCGGCAAAGAGCAGGTTCAGACTGCGTCGGGCAGTCCGAAGATCGTAGCCCGTGCGAAGTTCTGAGCCACAACGCTCAAAGGCTTCTTCCACGACCTCAGAGAGATCGAGGTTGAATACAGCGGTGCCTGAAGTTGCCATTTAGCGGAACCTTGCAGTTTTCTTGGCTACGGCCTTGGGTTGGGCTACGAACTGCTTGCCGGAGGCTTTGCCTGCTCGTTTTGCTCGGGTTGTTGCTGCGTATTCTTGGGGGGAAAGACTTTTGATCGCAGCCTCTGGAAGATACCTTTCACCCGTGTCAGAAGATCGTTTACCACTTTTTGTTCTCCATTTCTGAGCGGTCCAGTCCTTCAAGGATTGCTGCGGCTTCTTAGTCACGGTATCCGCCGCCCTTTTCCTTGTACTTCTTCGCCAGAAGTTGAGCCTTGCGGGCCGACCACTGACCTGCTGCCGTACCCTGGGTTGCCTGCCCCTTGATTGATTCAAAGAGCGACTTGCGCATACCGGGCTTGGTGTAATTGCCTGCCGCGTTTACCTTGGACTTGGCCTGACCGCCCTCGGCGTACTCCGTGAAATCCGTGTTGTCACGGCGCTGCTTGACGACCCCTTTGGGCATCTTGGCGGGGTTGATGCAACCCATTCCACGGCTGGCTCTCATACCATCTTCCCTCGGGTCTTACCCTTCTTGCAGCATCCGTCAGCCGACTTGGTGTACCCACCAGCGGCCATTTTCTTCGGGGAGGGAAGATCACTGGGCATCAAATCGCGGGGCAATTGCTCACCCTTGGGCGTCTTGACCTTACCAATCTTCTCTTCGGTGAAGACGTTACGGTCTTCGCGCTCTTGCATCCGCTTCATTTCGGCGGCTGTGGGGGGAACAATCAACCCCCGTCCTGCTCCTGCTTCAGCCATGATTAGCACTTGCCTCCCATAGCCTTGCCGCCCTTGGACATCTTCACTTCCATACCTCGGGTCTTACCCTTCTTGGCGATGCCGTCTGCCTGCTTGTGACCTGCGGCCAGACCACCTGCGGCCATCTTGACTTCCATGCCGCGAGTCTTGCCACGCTGGGCAATACCATCGGCTTGCTTGTGACCGGCAGCGAGACCGCCAGAAGCCATTTTCTTCATGCCCTTGGCCTCGGCCATCTCATGCTTGATCATGGACTTGGGAGCGCCCTTCTTCTTCATAAAGGCCAACTCTTTACCAATCATTTTCTTGGATTCCATCTCGCCACCTCCGGCAAATTTGCGGCCCTTATCGGCCTTAATGAACTCTTCCCCAACGGACTGGGGCACTCCTGCTTTCTTGGCGAACTTGGGGTTTGACGCCACTGCCGCCATGAACCTGTGTTGTTTACCGCTAACGCTTGGCATATCTGCTACCAATCAACGCAGCAAGCCCGCCATTTGCGAAGCCTCCGCCCTGTTGCACACGGGGCGCATCTACCACTACCGATTGCATTTTTGGCTCGCCATCCAGATCAAACAAGTCATCGTCAAATCTAATTTCTTGAGCAGGCTGACTTGTATAACCGTAAGACTGATTACGATCAATGTCTTCCATAAGCCGAGCGTAGGGCGACAAGCCAGAGTCATCATCTCGCCCGCCGTACTTCAGAAAATCGTCCATCGGGCTCAAGAACTCTGCTCCGCCATACGGGAGTTCTCTCGTCACCTGAGCGCCAGTTGGCGCTTCTTCAAACGGAAATGATTCCCGGAACGGCGTGTTCCGGTAAAAGTTCAGAGTTCCAAGCGCATCAAGCGTCGACTCAAGACCTGACTGCCTGGGCACCAAAGAAAGCAAATTAACCAGCGTATCTTGATTTGGGTCGACCCCTTGAGAAGACAAACTTTCCGCTCTTGAAGACGCGGCTTTTTCTGCCAACCCGCCCAAAAGGCGTGGCAGACCAAAGTACATTGCGGCGGCTGCAAGCGGGGCTGGCATCTCAACTCAACGCGCTGCGTTGCTCCTTCATGTAAGCGTCCAACTTACCTTCAAGACGATCCAACCGAGCAATCACCCGGTTCATATCGTCGTGTACGTCCGACTTCGTGACGTACTCCTTGGCGATCTCCTCCCGCGTGCGGTTGAGAAGAATCTGAATGCGCTTCACCTCGTCCGCATGTGTCTTGATCACCCAGAGGATGATCGCAGACAGAAAGGACAGGATCACGTTCCATATCAACAGTTCCATGCCCGCAGACTCTTGTTAATCCTCGAATTCGGATCGCTTGCGGTCTTTGCGCTCGTTAACTTCTTTTTCATCCCTTTCATACGGGCGCAAAAAGAGTCGCGGCGTGGACCGCCCTCCGGCTGAGGAGCCTTCAGACCCGGCTTCCCTGGATTCGCGGCGTTGTAGGAGGCTCGCCCCTTGGCGTTCAAGCCGCCCTTGGGGTTCTTTCCTTCCGAACGCTGCCATGCCGGGGTCTTAGCCATAGAACACCGTTGCAGCGGTGCCGGTACCGTTGGTCACATAGATGCCCGTCTCAGCAAGGATGCCCTCGCCAGGAAACAGCATGTACAGCGATCCTGCGGCAGCAGCCGGTGTAAACGAGAACAGCGTAGCCCCACCGTTGCCGTCTGTGATCGAGATGTTCCCGGCAGACGAGGTG